GACCCTTACAAAGCATTAGATATGTTGGCTAAGTTGGCTGAATATGCCACACCTAAACTTGCAAGAACAGAGTTAACAGGTAGCGACAACAAACCCATTGAGATTAGCGTTACATGGGCGAAGTAATCGAAATTCCCTACAAGCCAAGGGAACACCAACTAAAGGTTCACGAGTTACTGGAAGGCAAACGCTTTGCGGTAGTTGTGGCACATCGTAGGTTTGGTAAGACTGTTGCAGCACTTAACCACTTAATCCGTGAGGCGGTGCTAAACGAGAAAGAAACTCCTAGATACGCTTACATTGCGCCTACCTATGGACAAGCAAAGCGTGTAGCTTGGGACTATCTCGTTAAATACACTACTCCGCTAGGCGGTACTAACAACATCTCAGAGTTACGAGTTGACTTCTGGGGTAGGCGTATTCAGCTATATGGCTCAGACAACCCTGATTCCCTGCGAGGCCAATACTTTGATGGGGTAATCATTGATGAGGTGGGTGACCAGAATCCTAAGATATGGACAGACATCGTTAGACCAGCCCTGACAGACCGAAAAGGATGGTGTCTCTTTATTGGTACGCCAAAGGGACACAATCACTTCAAAGAACTGCGAGACAGGGCTGAGAAAGAGGATGGGTGGGGCTTACTAGAGTTCAAAGCCTCAGAGACAGGGGTAGTTGACGATGTAGAACTAAAGCAAGCCAAGAATGAGATGGGTGAGGATAAGTACCGCCAAGAGTTTGAGTGTAGCTTTGATGCTGCTGTAGAAGGCTCTTACTATGGAACTATCCTTAACGACTTAGAAAGCAAGAAGCATATGCAAGAGATTCCTAGAGAGGAACTAAGCAGAACATTTACTGCTTGGGACTTGGGAATGGGTGACTCTACGTCTATCTGGGTGGCTCAGTTAGTGGGTACTGAGGTGCGACTAATTGACTACTACGAGAATCATGGCGTGGGCTTAGACCACTATGTGAAGTGGATTAAGGACAACGACTACCTTAAAGCAGAGCATATCCTTCCGCATGACGTAAGAGTCAGGGAACTAGGCACAGGTAAGAGCCGACTAGAGATGCTTGAGGATGCTGGACTAGAGGTCAAGATTGCCCCAAGGATGGGACTAGATGATGGCATCCAAGCTGTAAGAAGGTTGCTGCCAAGGTGCTGGTTTAATGTGCCTAAAGTGCAGACGGGGCTGAACTGCCTAAGAAACTACCGCAGAGATTACGATGAGAAGCGTAAGATTTTCTATGAGCGTCCATTACATGATTGGTCATCACATGGCTCTGACTCATTCCGTTACTTAGCCCTTGGATTGGATGAAGGACATTCAACGTGGTCTAAGCCGATTAACCAAACCCAGAAGTGGATTGTGTAATGTATGTACAAATGCAGGGTGTAAATTTAGCACCTAAAGTAAAAGAACTTGAAAAACGTATCGAAATGCTCGAAAATGTGGTAAATGAGTTAAAATTGGACAAACCCCGAATGGGTCGCCCTCCAAAGGACAAACATGGAACAGAACGAACTGAAGTCAATACTACAGGCAGAGATTGATGACGCTATTGGCTTTATTGAAAGTGAAACTGTTGAACAGCGCAAACAGGCTTTGGAGGCTTATCTCAGGCAGCCATATGGTAATGAGGTTGAGGGTAAGTCTCAAATCGTTACTGGAGAAGTAGCCGAAGCAATTGATGGTGCGCTACCTAGCTTAGTCCGTATCTTTACAGGCTCAGATGATATTGTAGTTTTTGAGCCTCAAGGCCCTGCCGATGAAGCATCCGCAAAACAAGCGACACAGTATTGCAATTGGGTTTTTAGCCGTGATAACGAAGGCGTGTCTATCCTCCATGATTGGTTTAAGGATGCTCTCTTACAAAAGAACGGCATCTTAAAAGCGTATTGGGAAGACAAAGAAGACATTACCAAAGAGCGTTACTTTGACTTGTCTAACGATGAGTTAGCCATGCTAATGAGCGATGAGAGCATGGAGATTGTCGAGCAAGATACGACAGAGTTCCCGATATTTGACCCTATGGGACAGCCTGTTGTTGACCAGATGGGTATGCCTGTCATGGGTGCTACACATAACGTAGTTGTCCAACAAAAGAAAAAGTCAGGCAAGGTAACGATTGAGAACGTACCTCCTGAAGAATTCCTGATAAGCAAGAAGGCTAGAACTATTGCTGACTCTCCTTTTGTAGCCCACAGGCAGATGTTGACTCGTAGCACATTGGTTGCTATGGGGTTTAACAAGAAGCAGGTAGAAGGCTTGCAGATGGGTGATGCACTAGCGTACACACCAGAGCGTGTGGCTCGTTTCTCTGCTGGTGAGCAACCCTACCAAACCCAGACCGATGACCCTTCAATGCAAGAGATTGAGGTCTTTGAGTGTTATGTCAAAACTGATATAGATGGCAAGGGCATTGCTTCATTGGTTCAGGTGTTCTACGCTTCTAACGAGATTCTTGAGGACGAGAAGGGTAAGGAGATGATTGAGGAGGTGGACTACGTTCCCTTCCACTCTATCTGTCCTATTCCTATTCCACACAAGTTCTTTGGTAACTCACTTGCTGACAGAACAGTTGACCTACAGTTAATCAAGACCACTATCACTCGTCAGATGTTGGATAACTTATATCTGACAAACAATGCTCGTGTGGTAGCTGTTGAGGGTCAGGTAAACCTTGATGACTTGCTTACATCTACAGCAGGTGGTGTTATTCGTGCCAAGTCTCCTAATGCTGTTCAACAACTTGTAGTTCAGAACGTGGCTGCACAGGCTTTCCCGATGCTTCAATACTTGGACACAATCCAGTCTAAGCGTACAGGCGTGTCTGATGCCTCACAAGGGTTAGACCCTTCTGTCTTACAGAATGTCACAGCAGCAGCGGTAGCTTCTATGCAACAAGCTGGCGCAGGTAAGATTGAACTGATGGCTCGAATCTTTGCAGAAACAGGCGTAAAGTCATTATTCAAGGGTATTTTGCATCTTTTGTGCAAATATCAGGATAAAGCTCGTTTAGTTCGTATGCGTGGCGAGTTTGTAGAGTTTGACCCTAGAACTTGGGCTAACCAATACGATGTGTCTATCAACGTAGGTTTAGGCGCAGGTAATCGTCAAGAGCAGATGGCTATGTTGTCTATGGTTCTTGCTAAACAAGAGCAGTTGATTGGTCAGTACGGCCCTGCTAACCCTTATGTATCTCCTGCTCAGTATCGTGGTACTTTAGGACGCATGGTAGAGATTGCAGGGTTTAAAGATAGTGCTGAGTTCTACAAAGCTATTACCCCAGAGCAAGACCAGATGCTTTCTAATCCTCCTCCACAAGAGCAACAGATGCCTCCAGAGGTACAGGCGTTGATGGCCAGAACACAGGCTGAGATACAAGCCAACCAAGCTAAAGCACAGGCTGACATTCAATTGCAACAACAACAGATGCAGATTGACATGGAGATGGCTCAACAAAAGGCTGGTCTTGAGATGCAGATGTTGCGTGAGAAGGAAGCCGCCAAGTTGCAATTAGAGCGTGAGAAACAACAGGCTTACTTTGCTATGAAGCAACAAGAGTTTGAAGCAGAAGCACAATTGAAAGCAATGAAGATTGGTGCTGGCATTACATCTAACGTAGAGATTAGGGGTTAATCATGGAAGTAACTGCACAACAAATCTTTGATTTTATAGTTGCTAATCCAAATATTAGCGATGCAGATTTGGCTGCGGTTATGAACGCTTATGGAGTAAGTCCACAGCAGGTTGCACAGGCAACTGGTACAAGTGAGGCAGAGGCTCAACAAAGATACGAGGCAGTTACTGCTCCTCCTCCTCCCCCGCCTCCTCCTGTTTACGAGCCTGTTTATCAGCCTGTTTATGAAGAACCTGTTTACGAAGCACCAGTTATGACAAACACATACTTCCAAGCCAATCCTGATGTAGCTGCGGCATATGCTTCAAATAGCTATGGTATGTCACCAGATGCTTATGCTGACTTTCATTGGAATAACTATGGAAAGAATGAACAACGAGTATCTCCATCTGGAGTACCGCCTACTCCAGTTGCTGCGCCAGTTTCACAACCTGTTTACCAACCTGCTGTAATACCAACTGCTCGTGGTACTGTTATTGAGGGTGACAACATTGAGGCTCAGATTGCAGGTGTTCCTCAAGTAGTTTATGAAACACGAGTTGACCCAAACAACACAGCCAATTGGGAAACATACAACCCTCAAACTGGCGAAGTAATTGACAGAGGAACATTTGCAGGTGGTGGTGACCAAGGTTTATTGGCTGCTGCTGCCCCTGTTCTTGCTTTGGCTGGCTCAACAGTTGGATTGCCATTTATTTCTAGCTTGATTGGTGGTGCAACAGGCTTAACTGGAGCGCAATTAGCTGCGGCAACTGGTGCGGCTATCGGTGGTGGTAGCCAACTGGTTACGGGTAACAGCGCAGAAGATGCTCTTACAGCAGCAATTCTTGGTGGTGCTGGTGGCTATCTCAGCAATACTTTAAGCGGTGCAACTGACTTAGCAAGTGCTAATGTTCAAGAATTAAATGCCGCTTCAGACTTGGCATCCAACATGGCAGACCAAGGTATGTCGTTGGGTCAAATTAACCAGACATTACAGTCTGTTGGTTATCAGCCTGAAATCATTACATCTGCATTAGAAGACGCTGCAAACATAATCTCTACTCAGTCAACTGTAAGCCAAGCAAGTACACCAATTAACCAAGTAACAACACCAGTATCAGATACTGTCACTATTACTGGTAATACTCCTGTTAACTTGAGTAACGTGATTAGCACGATTGGCTCAACGATTCCAGACAACAACACTGTTGAGATTGTTGATAAAACAGACAAAACTCAGCAACCTGTTATTGACACTACTGCGCTAAATAACGTAACTACGCCAACTACTGTAACCACTCCAACTACTGTAACTACACCAATTGATACAGTTCAAGTAACAGCCAACACTCCTAATACCTTGGATTTGAATTCTGTTATTAACTTGCTTAACTCTGGTACTTTAGACACAACTAACCTTGTTAACAATGTTGCTGACACAACAAAAGTAACAGACACAACTAAGAAAGACGATAAATTATCAACAGGTGATGTGATTCGTTTGGTTAGTGCTGGAACAACTTTGGCGGCTATGGACGCTGCTAACCAAGGAACAGACACAGGAGGAGCGCAGTTCCCGATTATTCCTATTCCAGCAGATTGGAAGGGTCAGCCTCCAACAGTAATAG